ACGAGAACATTGGTATCAAAATTTAGACTAGCGGTTACAAAATTCTCAAATGACGTTCTATATTTAAACATAATATATAAATTTACACTGAGTATTTAGTACTGTGATATAAAAGAGCAGCAGAATACGTCTCTAATTGATGTTCTGCGCCCAATTCTTGAATTCCTGGTAGTATGCTGACCTTATCTAATATAGAAGGATCTTTAACAACTGTTTTTGCTACCGTCTCCCAAGTTTCATTTTCGCAACCAATAATAATAGCTTCTGATAAACTCTCAGCTACCTTCTTTTGCTCTTCATTTAGCTTTTTCTTTTTATATTTTGTTTTTAATTCGCCTTCGATGATTGAATATAAAACTTTTGTGCTTTCCATCGTTTTGGCAATAGCTTCTTTAGCAAATATTGATGAAGCTTTAGCCCCCATTGGACGACCTCTCTCAGTTGGAGTTGTAGTCTTCTTCATTGGTGGCTTGGCTCCAATATTTGGAACTTCTGGCATCGCAGGAGGAATAACTGGAACGCCTCCAACGATTGGATTATAAAAACCTTTCTTGCGCTCTTCGACAAACTTGGTTTGAGCGGCGGCTAACTCTTCTTGAGTTGGATAAATACCTGTTTCGATAACCTTGAGACCTTCTTCTGGAGGAAGAATTCCAAGTTCCATCATGCGAGTCACGACGCGATTAAACTGAGTTTCATCCTTGATTGAAACTTCTTCGAATTTAGCAATAGGACACTTACCTTTAAATCCTAAATTTCTAAATATAAGTTCCATTTCAGGACGTAGAAAATCATTTAAGAATGCGTTTCTAGCTTCTTTTAGTCTTTCAAAAAATACTTGTGCTTTTACTGTTGTATTTGCAAACTTTTCTGAACCAATAAGAATATTCTGAAGACCTTCTTTGATATCTTCATTTACTATTTTATATTTTTCATAACCTAAAACTTTATTTAGATCGGGAATAACGAATTCTGCTTTTGTAGTATAATCAGCGATAAGAACACGACCTACAGATTCATTATTTAGCAAGCCTTGCATGGCTTTTATATTTTTATGATTGATGCCGCCTTTGCTAGGCTCAGTACCCATCGTTATCAATAGAATGACATTCTCAATTGTGCGGCAAATAGCTTGGTCTATCTTCTTCATTTCCATCTTGAAGTTAATGTCGTCCAAAACGGCGAATCCAAAAGGAATAGCAAAAGGTTCATAGTCTTGCTTTTTATAAAAAGAATATATTACATCTGTTGGATTGAGTTGAATCTTTAATCCGTCTTGCGCCCATTGACCATGCTTTATTTTAGTTTGGGTCTCTTTATCTAGACTATTAAATACTTCTACATCTCTATCGTTTTTTGGATTCTGCAATCTTTCTAACTCATATTCTGAAAGAATCTTTTGATAAACAACTTTCTTCCAAGAACTTGTTCTATTTACTGTTACATAAAAAGGATTCAATAGAATATATTGAACAGGAATTAAATTCTTTACATCATAAGGTGTTGGGTAGTTATGAATTTCAACATTTGTTTCATAAGAGTCTCCATCGTAATTAGCATATGTCTCTAATATGCTTTGAAAATCATCAATAGTAAATTTAGCATTTACTTTATAAAAGAAAACATTGCCGCTTCTGTAATATTCGCGAAAATACTGATCTTTAACGTTCCACATCTTTGTGTACTTCATCCATTTAGAAAAAAAGTCGCGAGCTTTTTGGCTACCACCTTCTAAATAAATTTCTGCATTAGCAAATTCCGACATGATATCTACCGCATTTCTAAAAATAGCTACATTGGCGTAAGCTTTTTGACACAATTCGATAGCATCACGGATATTGTACCCATTAACTGACATCTCGAAAGGCAATAAACCTTCACGGATATTCGCGTATTTATAAATCTTTGGTCCTACATAAGCCAAGTTTCTTCTAATAGAAGTGCCACCATCTCCAGAACCAGAAAAATTATTTCTTTCGTAACTGGCAGAGCTTTCGTAAAAAGAATCGCCAACAAAACTTGGTTCTGATTCAGAATTGTTGTTAACCAAGTCCTCTAAATTACTGTTATTATTTTCCTTTGCGCCTCTAGAAAATCTATTCCAGTAAGAAGACTTTTTATTATAAGATCGACTCATATTCTTTATTTTACACTTATAACTTTAAAAGTGACTTTGAAAGTTACTTTTACGCTATAAACATAGGAGTAAATGTTTCTGTATTATCTTCTACAGTAACAGTTCTCATATCAATTATAATCTTTGTCATCCAATTTCCCAATACTAATGCTGAATAACTATCTTTTCTTGGTTTATCTGGACCTGATTTACGTTTTAGATTAGCAGGAAGATCAAAATTTTGCATACCTTGTGCAGAAGTTGTTATTTGTATAAGCGCACATTCTGTTTTTGTTAAAAGTATCATATCTGACAAATGTTCAACAAAGTCAATCATTCTTGCGCCGACATCCGCTTTATCCAAATCAGACACATTAGAAAATTTAAGATTTTCTATTCCTATTCTTTTGTTTATTTGTGACTTGTAATGATCATCCATAGCTCTGCTTGCAAAATATATACGACGATGATCAAAATTAGCTTGCAATAATTCATTCGCTTGACGAATCCAAGCTGATGTAGGTTTTCTCATGAAAACTGTTTTATAATCTGTTTTATTATATTCTGATTTTGCGGCATATAGATTAGATTGGTATTCTTCTGGCCTTTCAAACTCTGTTGTTACGCATTTTAACTCAATCTGTTCGTCTTTAAACAATTCACTTTCATTGCAAGAATTCATAAACTGAACACCACCATTATAGTCCATACATATAGCGACAACATTAAAGTTTTTGAGAATATATAAGAAATACTTAATATGATCTTTTAGTGAAGCTCCAGCTAATGCATACGAATGCACCAACGTACCCATTTGTTTTTCGTAATTAACTTTTATTACTTGTATAGCAAAATCGTCCGACCCTTCAGTTTCTGACCAAGAAGGATCAACGGCTATTACATATTCATCTTCTGGATTACCTACTACTTCTACAGAAGGTGTTTCTCCATCAGGTACTGTACATAGCGCCATTTTAGATATTTTAAAATATCCAGAACTATCATCTGTAAATTGAGCGCCAAATTCTCTTTGGAACTGCGATTCACTCATTGTTGATTTTGCTTGATTGATTAGATTCTGATCGTATAACTGAACTGGCGCACAATCGTAAGAAAATTGCATAACACAACGCTTAGAAGAATCTGTTGGCTTAGGATTATGTATTAAATTATCATACTGCTCGTATAATTTATAAAGATATTCAAATTTAAAAGACGCTGATGATAGAGCAATCAGTTTATTGTTGGGCCAAACATATCTATCTTCCTCCTTCATCTCGCCCTTCTCAATCAATTGAGTTTCTAGATTATACAATTCTTCTCGCTGAGTTGGATTTTGAACTACGGACAAGAATGGTACAATAACTTCGTTATAAATGCGTTCAGGCATCAATAGAAACTCGTCAATAATAATACGATGAAAACGAAAACCACGAAGTTTTTCACCATCACCTAAAGGCAATGCGCGAATACGGCTTTTACCTATTTCCATTAGCCATTCATCATTATTTTTTGATACATGGGTAATACATTGTTTTAAAAGATAGGCTTCAGGCTTGGCGGCAATATCTTCTATCTTTTTAAATATCATTTTTGACTGACGAAAAGAACGAGACATAATACCTATCTCTATTCCTTGATTTAATATCGCGTCTAGAATGGCAAAAATACCAGTAGTATAACTTTTACTCATGCCACGCGACCAAACTCCTAAAAAATAATCGCTTTCCAACATTGACTTGACAGCCATATGTTGAAATGGAAACAATTTAACTCCTGTAATTAAATCAGTAGTAAAAGTAATATTGTTTCTCAAGAATTGATAAAACAAAAGCTTCGCTTCACGTTCTTCCAAGAAGCCTTGCTTTTCAGAAAGCTCTTCATTAGAAATAAACTGATTTTTTCTTATTCTTTGGTTACCTGTTTCCCAACTCATGATCTAAAAAGTATTGTAAATCTACTTGCCATAAATCTTTTCCAAAATATAAAAGCTTTGGTATAATTTCGATTGATTTTTTTCGACTGCCCGTAAATACAAACTGAACATGTCTAGGATATTTATGCGTCAAATGTCGCATATTATGAAAGACGTATTCTAAGTTCGTTTTTCTTTTGTATTTTCGATGATTATCTATTATACTATCTATTGTGGACTCTATTACAATAAATAAATATCCTTCCAATTCAAAAGTCCTTTGGATTTCTCTTTCAAAACGATCAACTCCAGAAGCTAAAGTTCCTAAAAAGTCATTTTCACTTTTTCTATCTACAAAAGTATAATTATATTCTTGAGCGTTCATTAAATAATCACCAATAAATAATTTTTCAATCTTTACATTAGGAAATTCTAAAGGATCTTGTTCGCGAGTATCGACAAGCATAGTTTCATTCTTTAAAGAAATTTTATTAAAAGTTTTTGGCAAAGGCTTATTAAAAAGCGGCTCTTTATCCAGCAACTTACAAACAGAATTATAAGATCCAAAATGCTTCTTGAATATATTTATATTTGGAAGATCCAAAGTCTTCAATTCATTATGAAAAGGTGCGTAATGATAATTTTTTTCTTGTATTCTATTTTTTAGCATCGATACGCATTTTGTTTTTACGATTTCTTGATTCTCTGATCTTTCCCATTCAGAAAATTCATTATAATCAAGGAACTCTGTTTCAAAATATTCTCTTTTATTTTTAAATGGTATTTGTTTTTTATAAAAAAATGAAAAGCGAGGATAATATTTACAATAATACTCTCCTTGATATAGATTATGTTTCTTTAAATGGGCGTGAAAGCATTTATCATTTACAAAAGATTCTTGACAGA